TGGCTCATGAAATTGAATTCGTCGATGGTGTCGCTCAGATGGCTTATGTTGGAGCCGTTCCGTGGCATGGTTTGGGTAAGGAAGTCCCTGCGGATCTTACTCCCGAACAGATGCTCCAGGCTGCTGGCTTGGATTGGGAAGTCCGCAAATACCCATCTTTCGCCATCATTGACGAAAACGATCCGGATAGCGTTGTGGAGACTGGTCAGTCTGCTCTGATTCGTTCGAAGGATCGTAAACTACTTGACGTAGTTTCTGATGACTGGAATCCCGTCCAGAATCAGGAAGCGTTTGAATTCTTCAACGAATTCGTTATGGCTGGTGACATGGAGATGCATACTGCTGGCTCGTTGAAGGACGGCCAGATTGTCTGGGGATTGGCAAAGGTTAAGGAGTCGTTCGAACTCTTTAAGGGAGATCAGATTGATTCTTATCTTCTGTTCTCTAATTTCCACAAGTATGGCTTCTCGACTGACGTTCGGTTCACCCCGATCCGTGTTGTCTGTAATAACACTCTTACTCTTTCTCTCTCGTCGACTGTAGAGCGTATGGTCAAGATTTCCCACCGTAAGCAGTTTAATCCTGCTAACGTGAAGGATATGCTTGGTATCGCTACTGACAAGCTCCAGAAGTACAAGGAGATGGCTCAGTTCCTTGGCTCTAAGAAGGCCAAGACTGAGTCTATCGTTGAATACTTCGAGCGTGTGTTCCCGCTGGCTGGTGCTACTCCGGAAGATAAGGCAGAGGGCAAGCGTTCTCGTAATGCAAACATCGCTCTTGGTGTTATTGACACTCAGCCTGGTGCTGAATACGCTCAGGGTAGCTGGTGGCAGCCATTCAATGCTGTTACCTTCATGACTGATCACGTTATTGGTCGTTCGGCTGATACTCGCCTGACTTCCGCTTGGTACGGTTATAATAAGAACCTGAAGACCAAGGCTCTCGAGCTTGCTGTCGAAATGGCAGAAGCTGCCTAATAAAAGAATTGACATCCTACTTGAAATATAGTAGGATGTCTTTTGTTGATACCGAAGCACATCGTGTGCCAGGATCAACAGTGTACGGGCAATAGTCCAAACCTAGGAGAATATTATGAATACGTATATTGACAAGAAGACCATCCGTCAGCTTATCGATCTGGCTTTGAACGGAAAACTTAATCCGGATCCTATTTCTCAGCGTCCTGCTACCTCGTCTGGTCCTAAAAAGTCTCAAGAAATTGTTGAAGCTGTCCGCAGCGGCATTGGCGTTGGTATGATTACCGTTCGCGATATTTCTAAAGATCCTGCTATGCAGGAAGTGTATCCAGGCGTCCATTATCTTGTGATCGATGGCGGTCATCGCATTCGTGCGTTCGCAGAGTTTTATACCAACAAAATTAAGGTCAACGGTAAGTATTATACCGAATTTGAAGATACAAGTTTTCTATCTACTCAAATTGCCTTCGAAGTGATTACTTGCACTTCCGAAGAAGCTACTAAGATTTTCCGTACACGTAACAAGACTACGGCTGTTAACTTCATGGAGATGATTATGTGCGACGATGAGTCCGCTATTTGTCGTGAAGTTCGCAGTCGCACGAAGTATTATCGTGAATATAAGAACGACGTTCATCCTGTGTTCGAAGCCAAGCGTAATGCTAAGGGCGAGTGGACTCCGGAATGCTTTGATAGCGATGTTAATCCTCGCCGTAAGTGGGACGAATACGTTTTTATTGCCATTCTAAAGGCAATTGGTGGCGGTAACGTCGATGCTGGCCAGCGAGAGATTGAAGCTCTTGTTCATGGAGAGTATGACGGGAAGAATCCTGTTACAAAGAATGTTCTAAAAACAGTTGATCGTTTCTTCAACGACGTTCATGACTTTAAATATCGTCGTGGTAAGAAACTAAACGGAGATATCTTCGCAGCTTTCCAGCTTGTCTGGTTTGCTCTCTACGAACAGAATCGCGATTTTACTTTCAATGATCGTTTTCTGTTCAAAGAACGTTTTATGGATGCTTATTCCAGGCTTACTGGAACAGGTAACAGCCTCTATAATGATAAGACTATCAATGTTGGAACTGAAGATGAACCTGAATACGTTTTCGTGAAGGAATTCGTCCGTTGTAATACGAAGAATTTTTCGAACAGCGTTGTTCAGCGTCAGTGCGCTAAGATTATTCTTGACGAAATGGGTATCGATATTGGTATCACTTTCCGTGAAGCCAAGCGTTCTCTATCAACTGCTCAGCGAGAAGAAATGCTGGCCATTCAGGGATACAAGTGTGCGATTGATGGCGAGCCTTTGGAACTTGCCGATAGTGTTTGGGGTCATGATACTGCTTGGGCTAAAGGTGGGGAATTGAAGGATGGCGCTGTTATCCGTAAGTCTCACAATCGCGATATGGGAACTACTACTCTTGTTGAATATCGCATGATCCTAGATCTGCGTAAGAACAGAAAAGTAGCTTGACAAACAATCAAACGAGTAGTATAATATAAAAATAATAGGAGAAAACAATGGCTCGTCGTCCAGGACTTATTAAACGTAAACCTAAGACTATTCGTGTTACGAAGTCAGAGGCATATATTGTTAATAAGAAGCATCTGGGCGACGAGCCTATTTTCACAGACAAATCTACTAATGCAGATTATATGAATGGTCTGAATTGGTATAATTATATGGCCAGTAATTCGGAGGCCAAGGAGTATCTCAGCGATTACCTCAAGAACATAGGTAGGGTTGCTGAGGCAAAGAAGATCAAGCGTATCAGCGACTCTGATATTCCTACCACTGCCGCTTGGTCGGTGCGTATGATCAGTCGTGGTTATAAACCAAACGAATTTACTAGAAATTTTATTGACGAGAAGATCAAAGCTGCCCTCAACAAGATAAATACTGAAGAACCAACAGAAGAATCTAATAAACCTGTTGTTTCTATTCAAGATCGCATGCGTGAGCGTGCACACGATATTCTTGGTGAAATTGAGGGCATGATAGACGATTACATCTACGACAATGTAGAGTTCTCATTATACGAATGGCTGCAGGCGAATAACATTCCTGCCGCTTACGCTACTTCTATCATCGCTAAAATGACCCCAGTACTTGATGAATTGCTTGAAGCATATGAGGGGAAATGTGAACAACTCAAAGAAGGCTACCGCCATTACAAAAAAGCGGATATCAAACGCCTTGTATCGTTCTACAACACGCTTATCGAGGATGCGGAGAGATACTCTTCGAACACGAAAAAAGTTAATAAAGCTCGCAAGCCAAGAACGATATCGGTCGAAAAGAAAATCAAAAATCTCAAGTACCAGAAGGAAGATGCAACTTACAAGATTGCATCAGTGTCTCCGGAGAAAATCATCGGCGCACTGGAGCTCTGGACTTTCAATACGAAGTATAAGACGATTACGAGGCTTACAGCGATTGATCGTGGTGGGCTCCAGGTCAAGGGCACTAGCATTACGAACTTTGACGAAAGTAGTTCTGTTACGATGTCCGTTGGAAGAAAAGATCCGAACGAGTTTCTCAAGCGCATACTTGAGGGTGGCAAACTTGTCCTACGAAAAGTCTTTGATGAGATCAAGACGCAGAAGCCTCTTGCGTATCGTATCAACGAAAACACGATTCTATTGAGGGTAGTTACATGAATGAATTAAAGGATCAAAATGCACTTGACGTTAACATGCTAATCAAGTATGTTATGTGGTCTAGGGATAAGATTGCTGGTGGAGTCAGTAAAGAAAACGCTATTGAAGCGTTATCTCGTCTGATTGATTATGACGTAACTCTAATGAAGTCAATTTCTGGTGTAGACAAAGAATAAATGTATATATCAGACATTATTCCAGTTTCTTATCAAGACGAAATCGAGAGAATAATTAACGCTAACGACTTCCCTTGGTTTTATACTCATGATATATCTCCAGGAAGTTTGGTGGATGATAGAATAACAGAAGCTTCTGCAATTTGTCATACACTTTATAGTACAGAACGTGGTATAAATTCAGACTATTTCCATTCGTTCAAGCCAATAATGTATTTCTTAGAAGAAAAGACTGGTATAACTTGTGCTCGTTTTCTGAGAATTAGAATAAGAAGATCATTTCCTGTTCCTGGCCACTGTCTGTCAAAGTATAATAGGCCACATATTGATCTTCCGGAGATTATACCGTTCACAACGTTGGTTTATTATACGGAAGATAGCGATGGTGATACTATTCTGTTTAAGGAAGAATATTATCCAGGATTAGATCCAGATAAAGTTGATGTTTGCAGCTTAACAGAAACAGATAGGTTCGTACCAAAGAAAGGAGCAGGATTGGTATTTAATGGTTATAGGTATCATGCAGGTAACAATCCAGTAAACTTTAAAAAACGAACCATCATAAATTTTGACTTTGTAGAAAGAGAGAAGTGATATGTCCAGAACTAAAGAATGTTTTATTGCCATTTTCTTTTTTGTGCTTGGCTTTCTAGTCGTGCATAATATGGCCAAGGCAGATGATGTATTAAAGTGCTATCCTAATGCCGAGTTTATGAAGATGATTGATGAGAAAGCTCTTGTCACTCTTTATAATGGCGAAAAGAACGGTAAGATTAACGAAGTAATGATGACTAAAGATCGTCATCTATATATTGTAGAATACGATAAGGCAGCAGACGGTAACGCTCTTCAGGCCAAGCAGTACTGTGTTAGTGGTATTCTAAATGATGTAACATTCAATGATTCAGCTATTGAGTTTCTATCAAAGCTACTTGATAAGTATAAAGGACAAAAGACATGAGTATTCTTGGACCAGATGGTGCAACAGCAGGAGTTAGTTTTCCTACAGGCGGATTACAGAAGAAGAAGCCAATTGCTGATATTCGTATGGTAATGTTTCCTAAGATGATGGTTCATCCAGAAACAAAGCAGATGGTAATGGTTCCAATGCAGGATCTTCAATATCAGCGTGAAGGTTCGAACGAATGGTTTTCTGTTGCTATTCACGAAACTGAAAAGCACGACTTTAACCCGGAGGAAAAGAATGAAGAAGTATCTAGTACTAGCCCTAGTGGGGTTATCCTTTCTTAGTTTGTCTGCTTGTAATAGGGATGACGCTAAATTCGCCGAATGTCTCTTCAGAGACCGCACGTCAAATCCGTGCAATTAAAGAAGATAAAGTAACTGCTCCTTGGATTGAGGAGTTTGAAAATCAGATACAAACACAATAAATAGGTTTGCCGAGGTCGTTGAGAGACGAAAAATAGGTTTCTTGGACGTGGGTGCGATTCCCACCGCCTCCACCATGGATACATAGATCGGAAGTGGATGAAAAAGGATACACACACCCGATTATGCAGTTGCCTTTTACCTGCAACTATGTATCTTTGATGGGGGCGATTCAGGTTCGACAGGATTCAGTAAGGTCGTAAGGAGACCAAAGGCGAAACGTAGATGCAAACGATAATGATGCATCATTTGGAGTTTATGCTCTAGCGGCATAATCCATTGGGTTTGGCAACTGCACCTAGAAACAGAAGCATGTTGCATTTTCTAATTGGAGTATATTATGTTTTCATTTTTTCATAGAAGTTCTGTTTTAGATGTTGATTGTTTCACATCTAATACTAGTGTTTATAAGACAACGCCAATTGTTAATTCTTATAAAGCTAAACCCGAATGGATGGATAATGTTCCTAAGACTCGTCATGAGTATGCATATAATCCGTTAGGAAACATTTACAATAATTCTTTCAGAAGCGTTAGATCTTGTATTGGATTCTTGGACTTATATAAACGTGGATTCATTCTAGAGTCTTGGGCTGATTTTGCTATTGATGTAAGAAACGAAACTTTCTCTTACAACTATACGACTGGCCCAGAGCCAAAGATTCCTCCGGATAGTATGTTTAATCCTGGTTTTATAGATTATCATATGTTCAAGTTGACTAGTCCTTGGCTGATCACCACCAAAGAGCGTGTTCCATTTATTTGTTTTGGGACTGAATGGTCTTTAGAAAACATCGATGCTCGTATTATTCCTGGGTCTATTACTTTTCATGATGTTTCGTTCACTAATGTGTTTATGGCTTTTAAGAAAGCAAAACAGGGCGAACAGTATTTGATGAAGATCCCCATGGGCGAAGCTCTTATGCAATTCGTTCCATTGACTGAAAAGAAGGTTAAGATACATAATCATCTAATTAGCGATCAAGAGATGAATCAAAAGAGCCTAACTCCTAGTACCAGTATATATGGATGGAGAAAGACTTTTTCTTTACTACGTCGAAACGAAAAGCGTGAAAAGAAATGTCCATTTGACTTTTCGTGAAATATGTAGTATAATACTAATAATGGTCCCCTAGCTCAGCTGGATAGAGCAACGGATTTCTACTCCGTGGGTCGAGGGTTCGAATCCTTCGGGGACCGCCATTTCTCGAGGTTGTGATGGAAATTATTGACAATTTTCTAGACAAAGCTATTAGCGATGATCTAGAACAAACATTATCCGGAAGCGACTTCCCTTGGTATTACAGCGACTTCACCACACACTCAAAACAATACACCACTGATAAGACTCGAGATTGCAGTCAATTTACTCATGTATTCTTTTTACATGATAATATTAATTCAGGTTATTATCCATTAATTCAACCAATCATCGAAGCCTCTGGTAGATCTACTGAAAAGTTAGTAAGAGCCAAGGCTAATCTGATTTACAGGCATTCTGATTGGCCTGTTGGCGTTTACAATCTTCCTCACGCCGACCATACGAAAGAAGTTGACGCAGAGTCATTATTATATTATGTTAATGACAGCGATGGGTGCACTGTAATATTCGAAGAAAAAGAACCGATAAATAAGCATGAATTGACAATAAAACAAAAAATTAAACCTATGAGAAATAGGTTAATTGCCTTTGATTCTATGTTATTGCATGCTAGCACTCCTCCATCTTCTCATGAATTGAGAATGGTGATCAATCTAGTTTTCACAAAATAAAGGTGTTCAGATGTCAAGAAACAATCACTGGTTCTGGAACAGTTTTGTCGTTAACAAATTCCAACAATCACTACTAGACCTATCATCATGGATTTGGCGTAAACAGTCAGGTCGCTAACTGGAGTATATATTATGGCGCTTTATCATGGGCACAAAGAATACGGTACAGGTTATTATCTTACGCTAATCGCAATCTGGCTCGTTTTTGCCGTAGGTTGGGTTATGAATATTATTGCTATCTGGAACACGATCGATAATCCTGTAACAGCTAAGTTTATTCTTCGCTGTATTGGTGTTTTCGTTGGTCCCGTCGGCGCTATCTTGGGGTATGTATCGTGAATAAACTATTGATTGCTGCAGCAGTTCTATTCTCAACTTCTGCTCTAGCAGATTATGATGTGGTAGTTTCTAAACGTAATCAGACAATGACAGTTTATGAAGATGGAGAGTTAATCGAACAGTGGCCAGTTTCTACCGCACGTAGAGGCTACGTAACACCATCAGGAACTTTCCATCCTTATTCTTATCAACTAATGCACTACTCAAAGAAGTTCGACAATGCCCCGATGCCTCATTCTATCTTTTTTAGCGGTGGTTATGCAATTCACGCTACTCCTCATGTTGGTGCTTTGGGTCGACCCGCTTCTCACGGCTGCGTTCGCCTTTCTCCAAGCAATGCTGCTACTCTTTACAGTATGACTAGAGGCGTTCCAACTACGATCACGATTAAATGATATTCATTTTTGATAATGTAATATCTAAAGAACGTTGTGAGAATTATTGTAAGTATATTCAAACAACATACGACGAAAGGCTTGCATTAGGAATGAATCCTATGAGTTTTGCTACAAGGCTCATAGATTTGGATGATCCTCTTATTCAAGAGGTACAAGATTATCTAGAATCAAAAATCAGATATAAATTAAACCACCGATGGACTCAGTTACAGATATGGCCTGTCGACAGTTATACTGTCAGACATATTCATGATGATCCTAGGGCTGGTGATGCTAATTTCAACAGTATGTTATATCTGAACGACGATTTCGAAAGTGGAAAATTCTTTACTGACGACATAATCATCCAGCCAAAACCTGGAAGATTAACGCTGTTCAACGGTCAAGAAGTATATCATGGTATTGACCCCGTACAAAAGTCTAACAGATATTCTATCATTTTTTGGTGGAACATCGATTTAAGTAAAGGAACAAACTCATGACGTCAAAATCTTCATATTCTTACTCGCATGCTTCCACTATAAAGTGGGCTCTTGAAATGGAACTGAACCGATTAAAGTGTGTGAGGGTGAATAACGAAGAAGTCATGGTTTTCCTTAAGAAGAGAATTGAAGAACTGAAGGAACATGAAAAAGAATGCTTAAAAATTCAGGCTTCGTAGAAGAAGTAGAAAAACTCTGTCGAGAAAAGAACATCGAATATATTGATGCCATCGTTTTCTGGTGTCAGAAAAACAACCTGGAAGTGGAAACGGCTGCATACTGGATCAAAAAAGACCCAGTTATGAAGTCCAAGATCCAAGTAGAGGCTGAAAATCTCAATATCCTCAAACGTGGAGCCAGACTTCCCATATAAATATTAGGTTCAACCATTGTTGGAGGCGTTTATGCGTATAAAAACAATAGGTCGACCATCGCACGTATCTTCGAAAATAATCAAAAAAGCGGCATATTTTTATGGTAAATATCTGATCGGAGGCGGAAAACTCTTTAATAATATCCATTTGACTATCCAGTTTGAAAAAGTTACTAACGATGATGGTGATTACGCATACTGCGATTGGACAGACGGTAACGATAGTTGTAGAGAGTTTTTAATAGGTATTGATCGTGCTCTCAGCAAGAAGGAAACCCTGCTTGCTCTTGCTCACGAGATGGTCCATCTTAAACAATACGCCAAAGGCGAAATGAAAGACATTTGGCGTCCAGTGCGGATGGTTAAATGGCAAGGCGAAAGATATTTGCACGAAGAAATGGACTATTGGGAATGTCCATGGGAAATTGAAGCGTATGGCCGAGAAAAAGGTCTTTACTTCAAATTTTTGACTTATCTACAGTATGGAGAACCTGAGGAATTATGTCGGCGTTCGAAGCATATAAAGAGTACGTTGCCCTCAAAAATCACTTTACCAAAACCGATTACGACTATATCAAATACAACGGAAAAACCGGATTAAAGCACGCATCGTTTGATAAGCGTAAGGATAAGGTGTTCTTTGAGAAATTATCTAAAATTGAAAATGTATGCGAGTTTCTCATTGCTAATTTTATTGTTGATCCAAAACTATGGATCCGTGATCTCGCATATTCAGAGACTGCTCAAGTAGTTTATCAGAACTGGAAGAAACGTAATCAGTCTCTTACATATAATTTCAAAAACGACTTCAAGAAAATTCTACAAGAACCAAAAGGGCAGCAACACCCAGCTGCCCTGAGGTTATATCTTGGTAACCAGATCAGCTTAGAGTCCCTTTGTATTTTTGTTAAAATGACAAAAGCATTAGAACAGTGGGACTCTAAACTGGAATATGACCCGATATGGGATGACGTCCGATTGAAGGTTGTGAAGTATACTCCATTTATAAAATGCGATTATGAGAAGGTGAAGCAAATAATGCTTGACATTATGAGCGATATGGAGTAATATAAATAATGATGGCGATACAAATGCCATTCATACAATTGTTATACACTGTAATACGGAGATTATACATGGTAGATTTTAAGTCCCTCAAAGCAGCTTCAGGTAAGAAGTCTCTCGAATCCCTAACATCAGAACTCAATAAGCTATCAGGCGGCGAAGGAAAAGGTTCCGACGATCGTTTCTGGTCGCCAACAGTCGATAAGGCTGGTAATGGTTATGCTGTTATTCGTTTCCTTCCTCCGCCGCAGAATGAAGACGTTCCTTTCGTTCGTATCTTCGATCATGGTTTCCAGGGTCCAGGTGGTTGGTATATTGAAAACTCCCTGACAACTATTGGTAAGAACGATCCAGTTTCAGAGTATAACTCTAAGCTATGGAACTCTGGTATTGAAGCCAATAAGGAAATTGCTCGTAAGCAGAAGCGTCGTCTTCACTTCATCAGCAATATCTACGTTGTCAGCGATCAGGGTAATCCTGCAAACGAAGGTAAAGTTTTCCTTTACAAGTACGGAAAGAAGATTTTCGACAAGCTGAAGGAAGCAATGGAACCACAGTTTGCTGACGAGGAAGCAATCAATCCATTCGATATGTGGGCTGGCGCTTCATTCAAGCTAAAGATTCGTAATCTTGAAGGTTATCGTAATTATGATAAGTCAGAGTTTGATAAGCCAGGTCCACTACTAAAGGACGATGAAGAGCTAGAAAAGGTTTGGAAGAGCGAGCATTCGCTTCAGGAATTCCTTGCTCCATCTAACTTCAAGTCAGAAGAAGAACTACGTGCTCGACTAGCAAAGGTTCTTGCTGAAGACTCTGCTCCGGCCAAGCGTGCTAAGGCAGAAAATACTGAAGTTCCATGGGATGATGCTGAGGAATCAACTGCTCCATCATTCAAGGCAACTCATGCGCCGAAGTATTCTGGTGATGATGAAGATGAAGATGAGACAATTAAGTTCTTTAAGAAACTAGCTAACGACTAAAAGAAAGGGAGCTTGGCTCCCTTTTTATTATCCCCACATATTCTTCTTATAGTGTTTCATTTCTTCCCAATGATTACCGCCAATCATAGCAGCCCAATCTGGCCAACCAATATCATCTGGTGTATTATAAGCGTATCCTGAATTATCAGCAGCAGACATTGGACTTGCCCCTCCAGTCATAGAAGGAGTATTAGTAGGAGTTACAGTCTGTTGTTGTGCAGATTCTTCCATTGCCTGTGACTGAACAGCCGCCTGACTTACAGTTCTAGCATTCATAGAAGCCATAGAAGGAGAAGGAGTTAATTCTGCAGAGATCGCTGAAGCTATCATTGGAAGTAGTCCTCCAATCATCCCACCAAACCCTCCAGGTATAAAGCCGCCTAACATTCCCATAAGCTGTCCTGTCATGTCCCCACCCATTGGAGCGCCCATCATACCAGTAGTCATTGGCGCTTGCTGTATTGGTTCTGCTACAGGAGCAGCCATTGGTGCTGCAGAAGGAGCAGTTGTTGATGGAGTAGCTGCATAAGGAGTTGCTCCCTGTGCTGCTCTTTGTTCTGGAGTTCCTGCTATTTGATATGTGTCTGGAACAGCTTCTCCACCGCCCTTTCTGAGTTCAGCATGTAGATGATCATTATGACCAGCAGCGCCATATGGCCCAGATTCTCTCCAGAAAACCTTATAACCGAGTCTAGTTAATTGATCAGCTAGATGATCAAACTTTGCTCCGAGAACAGGATTTGTCGCTTCTGTATTACCCTTACCAATATTAATATCAATCGCTCTTCCTTCATAATGGGCTCTACCTTTATGAACTCCTGCGACGCCACCAAAAGAAGGATGTTCAGAAATTCTCATTCCCATTTTTTCTAGAGCATGGCCAAGAGCAACAATATCACCAGAAGGTAATGCAGCAGAAGTTTCTACTTTTTCTCCGTGAGCTTGTCCTTCATGCATAGCACCACTGATAGGGCCATGGCCGCCTTCTTTACCAATTGTTTCAGTTCTTGGGGAAGTAGCAGAAGGTACAGCTTCTGGCTTAGAAACTGGTGTAGCAGTTGGCGTTGTTGAGGGTGTAGTTGCTGCAGATGTTACTGGCGTAGCAGTTTCGCCGCCTTTAGAACTTGTTAGTCTTTCTGCATTAGCTATTCTTTTTGATCTATGTTCGCCAGAAGATCTTTCATAAAATTCGTCAACCTTTGCAGCAGCATCAGCTGCAGATTTAGCCATTTTAAGAATATTGCCTGCTTTGGCTTCACTATTTTTTAATTCCCAGTCAACGAAAGCAAGTTGGTCTTGGAATGTAGAACCAATTAATGGTTTTCCCATTATTTGTTGGAATCTTGCCTGCCTATCAGGATGCCATTGTGCTATACCAACAGCTGTGCCTCCATCGCCCTTTTTCTTTCCGCTTATTACAGCAGAAGAAAAATTCTCAGATTCCACTTGAAGATTGCCAACAATACCAGCTGACTGTTCTTTTGACCAACCTTTTGACTGGAAAAATGACATAGCTTCAGAGGAACTACCATTTGGTTGCATTGCCGTGGCTCCACCACCACCGCCACCCATGCCGCCAGCGACATAACCTACTGCTCCACCAACTGCAGCGGCACCGATTTTTTCAACAACGCTTCCTAAACCAGTAGTAAGAGAACTAAGAATATTACCAGTGCCAGATCCAACCAAATTATTGGAAAGGTTGGTATTCATACTTTCAACGTTTCTATTCAATATTCTAATGTTTTTAGAAATATCGCTTAGATAACCTTGCATAGTTGTTTGGATACTGGCCGTTTCTTGGAATATTCTGATTAGGCCATCTATCTTATCATTAGTTTGTTCTGTAGCATATTGACCTTCCTGAATACTATTGTGAAGGTCGTTAATATCTTTTCTTTGTGCAGAAAAAGTAGTAGCAATATCTTTGACTATTTTAGAAAGATTGGCTGCTGAAGCGTTTGCAGCTTGTCTGAATTGACCAGCAGATTCTCCCATTGCTGATCTTATACTTCTGGATACTTCTGCTAATTCTGCCGTTGCCATTTCTTACCTATTTGCTTGTTGTCTTTTTGCTTCTTCTACTTCTTTGATATAATTCACCAACATTTGCACATAGATATCTCGTTCAAATGGTATAAGATTTTCTACATCAGATATTGAATATTTATGGTGCTGAACCAACGAAAATATAGTAGAGTAATAATTACCCAGATCAGTATGGCTCAGCGCCACGTAAAAAAATCGTTTAACGAAGTCAGAACTATTTCTCTGTCATGACCCAGATCGTTTTGATATAAAATCTTGTATTCCATCTTAGGGACATTCAACAGGAATTCCTGGATCTTTTCGAACACCTTGATATTAAGGTTTTCTAAGAATTCGTTCAGTTCTTCCTTCTTATAATCTTTGGCCTCGAAAATCTGCTCTTCAAAATAGATAGAATCTATACAACGAAGAATCAACTCAAACATATAATCTTTGTCTAAGGCCAAAAAGTCTGCATCATCATATAATGCAGCGGAAGGATATTTCATTATAACGCCAGACTTAGGCGTAATTTTAATATTGTTATCAAGGTTCTCTGGATACTTGACCTTAACATCGTCAAGATTAATTTCAAAATCGTATACTTTATTATCTTCTGAATCTTTGTATGATGCTTTAATAACATTATCAACAGAGATAGCTCTTAATCTAAGGAAAATATACTCAATATCAAACAGAGCCAGTTTGCTAATATCCAACTTGGAATCAATAGAGCAGTTGTTTACGATTTGTTTAATAGCCGAAAGCACGTCCGCTGGGTTTTCGCTTTCTTTAGCCATCAACAATAGTTTTTCTTCTTTGACCAAAAACGGTCTAAATTGATAGTCTTTTTTCAAAGAAGGTATATTAATTTTATAAACTGGGTAATCAATCTTAGGTAACTTAGACATTATTTAAACTCCATAATTAACTTGATATTGTTTCTCTTGTATAGCCTGTCATTACTGATCTGTTTTTATCTTCTAGATTAGATTTCTCTAAAGTCGAATTTTCTATTGTGTATTCAGTGTAAGCTATTTGTACGTTAATCTTCATGAGATTCGAATCCCCCCAAGAAAGAGGAAATTCTCTAATAGCTGTTGGAAAGGCTTCGAAAAGGTTTATTTTTTGGATGATGTTACCATAATGGTCGTATATGAATATGATTATGGTAGAAGAATAATTTTCTTTATACTCAGCCGTATAGTTTGGAGCCCAATTTCCAGCTGTTGAACCGTTAAACTGAAACACAGCTCTAGTCCATTGATACCAGTACTGCCAAAATTCACAATAATGATCGCCCAGAACGGAAATATTAATTTCTTGGAACTGAGCGCTGAATGGTTGTTTCTGTGTTGGGCCGATACCATATCTATTGATGTCTGTGGTAACAATAGATATACCAGGAGCCTTTACTTGATCTATTCTAAATTCCATATTTTCTGCTATTTTATAAACAGCAGTTGGCGTTCCTTGATTGCTGAGACTGGCTCCAGTCATAACCTTTGGAGTCTGGACCAAGACCGAGAACGAATTGTTGTCAATATACCCAAAATCTCGGATATTAGTTTGGAATTTGTTTATGTCAAATGGCATCTTTGTTCCTAATAAGGCGGCGAACCGCTATATCTCTTGTTTGGGTTAACTTTCCATCTTTGTAGTGGTAATATAATCGCCTTACCCCAATAATATGGATACACCTCATGAAACGAACTTCTTACATGCCCATACAGATATCTCTTGACGCAACTCTCAAAACCTTTGAATTGGTTTGCATATCTACTCAATAATTCATAAGATATGTTCAATTTGGTTGTTTCATTATATTTATTATTGTTTGTGATAGATTGTAGGGCAGACATCAATTGTGTACGTTGCATATACGGAAGATAATGCAGATTGATGCCCAGAATGCCATCGATGTAAAATTCTATAGGGAAAACTAAAGGGAAAGCGTCATAGAATGGTAGTTTATCTTTGTGCTTTGGGTCGTAGGCGAACAGATACATTCTGCCTACCTTTGGCATAGAATCCTTGGTAAATGGCTTGGATTTGGGTTTCTTTACGTCATCGATCGTATCATAAAACCAATCAAGAGCCGCTTTCGAATCATTCGAAAGAGCTTTGCCAGCATTCCTTACAATCTTGGAAAAATCGTCTTCGGCCATTAGTATCCTTTTGGTATTCCTAATTCTTTTTCTGTCATAATCTTAAACTCAAAACCTCGGTCTCTGCAGTATTCTCTGGCAGCCTTCCATTTGGCCGAATTTACTCCCCAAGTCATCACTTCTTGTATATATCTTTTTGACTTCTTCTTACTTTCTTGGAGCGCTGGTGGTATTGTCTGCGCATAAGGTTTGACCTCAATGAGAACCGTTTTTGACTTACCGTCAATGGTATTTAACCTTGCAGTAAAATCCACATAATATCTATGAATACGGTTGTCCACTGGGGATCTGTATGGTATAACAGTTTCCTCAGAGGACCACCATATTACCTGGGGGTCAGCGTCAAATCGGCTCATTACTAACAATTCCCATCTGGAGCGGTATACAATATTAGTAGGGTCGCCTTTATATTTTTGTGGATTTCTTGGTTTGAAGAATCCTTTATAAGTAGCCATCGTTGTTTTTTGTAATAAATAAATGAAGTAACTATATTTATACCCAAAACAGGAACTCAATGGCCCGTACAATTAATTTTCCACAGCCACCTGGCAGAAACCAGAAAACTAATGATACTTTCCCCAATGACTTGGAGCAAAGTAATAGAAAATTTTTTACGAAATTGACGTTTTCTGAATACAATTACAGTTTTACTGGAGGCGCTGGAGCTATAATGCTCGGAAACAGCGTCACTTTGCCATTCCCAAGAAGATTGAATGATAGTGAAGTCATTATATGGGAAGAATGGTCAGGAACAGCTGCCATAGGTCAGGGCCTGCAGGCTGTTGGGCAATATATTCCCGGCGCTGGCCAGATCGGTCAACTAGCTTCTCAATTGGCCTCTGGGTTGGATATGGCAGGAACCTTTAGCAGCCAGTCAGTTAATCCATTCCAGTTCATGATGTTCAAAAGACCAAACTTTAAAGAACACACTTTACAGTGGTCATTGGCTCCGAACACAGAACAAGAGTCAGAAACTCTCAAAAGAATTATCAATACTTGTAAAAGAGCTGCTTTGCCTTCTGGTGGCAGAACAGACTTGATGATGAGATATCCAAATATTTGTAATGTTTCTTTTACTCCCGATGATTATCTTTTTAAGATCAAACCTTGTGCTATAGTTTCAGTTCAAGTAGATTATACTGGTGCTGGTATGCCTTCGTTTTTTAAAACTGGCGCCCCAACTATCGTAAATTTGTCTCTTCAGCTAAAAGAAATCGAGCTGTGGAGCAAAGACAACTATCAAGAGTAACCAATGGCTCAGAGATATTTCGACAAATTTCCTGTAATAACTTATGCCAATACAGAGGCTATAGATATTACCAGACGTGTAGCAGTTTTAGATAAAATTGCAACAGAACCTTATTTGTTTTATCCATACGAAATTACAGATAACGAAAGAGCTGATCAGTTTTCTGCAAGATATTACGACGACCAATACAAAAGTTGGATAGTTTATGTTGTCAATAAGATTGTTGATCCATATTATGAATGGTATCTCGGCGAAAGAGAAATGCAAGAATTCATTACTTTAAAATATGGGTCTTATTATAATGCTCAGACCAAAATAAGTCATTACACTAACAATTGGGTTGGTCAAGATGATATTGGCGTCAGCGCTTATAACGCTCTTACTGCTGGGCAGCAGAAATATTGGGAACCCATCTTTGGTAGTTATAACAAAATTATGTCATACAAAAGAAGACAAGTAGAGTGGAAAACAAACACAAACGAAATAATGGAGTATGTTGTTAATACTAATTCTCCTTCTTATGTAATTGACGAAATTTGTGATATTCATTTTGATCAATTTTATTATGGCAAAGGTCAGATTATGGCAGTATCAGGAAATACTGTGACTGTTAAACACACTAATGGTTATGTCAAAACCGGAGAAGATTTTGATATTGTTTCTACTAGTTATATCTATGGCAGAGAAAGCGAAGCCAATAATGTGTTTGTTTCAGAAAGAACCGTTGCAGTAAACATACCAGCAGACGAGCAAGTTTATTGGAAACCTGTGACTTTGTTAGAAGAAGAAATAGAAAAGAACGAATATAACAAAACAATTAGAGTGTTGGACAGTAGCTTGAAACAAGTTGCTGTTGATAATCTAACTGATCTATTGAAGGAATAATATGGCTGCTGGAGACATTAAAGTTTCGTCAATTAAAGTTGGCAATATGGATCTTGTAAAAACTGGGGAGGCATCAATAGTTGGTTTCAATATCTATGAAGATATATTGAACCCATACGGTCCAGTCGCAGAATTACGAGTTATAGATCCAACAGACGCTCTTAGCAAAAATAAAATTAATGGTTCTTTTGACCAGGAAGTCGAGATAAGATTCTCCGGAGACGATAACATTCTAAGTTCTGGGGGCGGCGGTAATTTTAAATTCAAAATGTTCCAGAACAAAAACCTTAACGACCAATCAAGAAATAATGTAGGTTCTGGTCACAACAAACAATATGACATTAGATGTGTTTCTCCTGAGTTTTTGAACGCTCAAGGTAACCACATAGAAAAAAGTTTCAACGGCAAAACAAGCGAAGTTGTAGAACATGTGCTCAAAGAAGGTTTCAAATCCAAAAGAAAAATGGATATTGGAACTACCAAAGGAAACCGTAGAATTGTTATATCAAAAATGCATCCATTAGATGCGTTAAAGAAAATGAATACAGAACATGTTTCCGAAAAGTATCAGTCTTCAACTTTTGCTCTTTTCCAACAAGGAGACGAACAGGGCGAACACAAATATGTCTTCAAAACCTTTGAAGAATTATTCGAAAGCCAGCCAACTGTAAAGCTAAAACAGTCAACAAATTTAAATTTTGATTCAAAAGATCAAAACGCTAGACAAAATTCTATTATGTGGTTCAGACCTTCCAAGAATTTTGATTCTGGTCCAAGAGCTTTGGATAAAACAGAAGAATATACTGTCGATTTAACTTCTCACAAGGTTGTGGCCACAAATAGTCAAAAACAAAACAAGTTTAAATTTGCTGACAGTCAAGGAGTTTACGATCAATCTCCTTCATACGCTAAGTCATTGCCCGTTAGATATATACATGATAAAGCTAACAATAAAGACAAACATACAACATCAGAAGCCAAAACAAAAAGAGCTGCCTTTCTTGCTCACTTAGCTCAAAATTCCGCAGAATTAGAAACATATTATAATCCTAATATTAAACTTGGTTCTATGATTGAGTTGGATATTCCTAAAAAAGCGAACAGCGATACGCAAGAAGGCGAAGGTCAATTCAATGGCAAATGTTTAGTTGTGGCGATAAGAACAAAATATAGAATTTCTGCAGAACCGCCACATTGTACAATGGTTCTGAGAGTTGTAAAGGCGTCATTTAAGCGTGGCGGTGGAGGTCAAGGATAATGTTTTATATTGCTGAAGTAAGAAATTTTGAAGACGATCCAACCAAATCAGGACGTGTGAAGGTAAGAATCTATAATGAACATAACGACGAACAAGCTATTAAAGATGATGCATTGCCTTGGGCGATGGTAGTTCAACCTAGCACATCTGCTGCTACTGCTAAACTTGGTCATGCGCCGCATGGCTTGAGAGTTGGTTCTAGAGTTCTTGTTACTTTCTTGCCTCATGATCATGCTATGCAATATCCTATTGTTCTTGGTTCTTTACCAAGAGGAGATATGCCTGAAGGCCATGAGGACAGCAATGGTGGAATTGGTAGGGATACACAAGAAGCTCAGAAAAATTCTGGTGGTTCAATAAGAGTTAAGGGTGTAGATAACCCTGCAGTTTCGAAGGACGATTAATTATGGCAAAAAAAGCATTCGATCAAGGAAAGTCTGTTTTTCATCGTAAACAACAACCCAAAATTCTTAAAGGCGAAGTAAAATATGCTGACGCTCCAAGAGTTAAAGGTAAAGACGCTGAGAAACTCTCTGACGTTAGAGACGAACATGCTAAAAACGCTGACAAACCAACTACAGCTTCTGGAGAGATTGGTAGTAAAGATTTACCCCAAATAATCCAAATGGTCGATGGAAGCGGACATGGTCAGGTTATGCCGCAACTTTACCAACAGATGCAACAGATAACTTCTTTGTTGGCTATAGGTTCTGGCGCTTCTATGAGTAATCCTCAACAGCCGTATAGCGGAGTTCCTTCTGGGCCATCTGTGATTCTTAATGATTCGTTTACTGGAGCTCTCTGTATTCTAACTAAAAAACACAATTTCGAATCAGTTATTGCTTTGTTCGTTGATGTTCTTGATCAAAATGGTTTGGAAGAAATAAATTCTTTATACAGAGATATTGTGAAAAATTCTTTGGCTAATCTGATTAGGTTGGCTTTGTATTTCGGACCGCTTAGTATACCTGTATCAAAATATGATGACACCGTATTTGGAGATATTGTTCCTTCTCCTGTTATATTGATAGACGCTGTTCCTGACAATTATGTAAAAAGATATTATACCATAGATAATGACCCTTATCCTGGTTACGATCAATGGGTGTCTCCTGATGGAACAACTAAGGTTTATGTAAAGAAGGCGCCAAAATCGTATCATTTTAGCACATCAAGCGAAGAAGTATTTTCTGTTTCTGAAACAACCATAGCAAACGAAATAGACAAATACTTTGAGTTAGACACAAACAACAAACCAATTAGATTTCTTACAGCAAGCAAACTTAACGATATTCTTTATGATCAAATGGTAACAATAGAATCTAACACTATGGATTTGGGCGCTGGTAAAAATTCTAACAAGTCTAGTGGTATGGGTGGTATGCTCGGCGGGCAATTACAATCATTAATTGGTATGTTAACCACGCAAACAAGTTTACCAAATTCTGCTATTCAGGGCGGTAATATACAGAATGTAATGCAACAATTTCAGAAAGATATGGGTTTGAATAACCAAATATTCCAGATAGGCAAACAAGCTCTAGGAGGAGGTTCTCCGTTAGGAGCTCTTGGAGGCATGGGAGGTTTAAGTAATATCATGGGAGGTTTTGGTGTTGGCGGAGGAGGATTAGGCGGAGTTCTAGGAGGAATGGGATTACCTTCTCAGTTAGGCGGTTTTGGTTCTTTTGGTGGTAATTCTGGCGGTGGTGGCGGAGCAGCTGGTTCTGGGTTTGGAAGTTATTCTGGAGGAAGTTATTCTGGCGGCGATATTTCAACGACTGGTTTAACCAAAGTATCAAGCATGTTAACAATATTAGGAATTTCGTAATGGTTGATGACAATAAAAAACTACCAAAAGACGGCGTTTCTGAACAAGACATTGAACCAAAATATGGATTCATTACTGGAGAATGGAGAGAGTGTGGCGGAAGTAGATGGCATTACGAGTACAAAGAAGAAAAAGATAAAACATATTCTCAGAAAACTCACCCTTCTGGCGCATACGATACAATAGAAAATAATGATAAGAAAAAAGAAATTAATACTAGCCTAAGATCCGGCGAAGTAAGGCATTATGTAGCTGGCGGAAAATCAACGCATGTTGACGGTCATCATGATATTAATGTAGAATCCACTCAAAGAACAGAAGTTGCTGGAGATATTGGGCAAGCTGGCGGTAAGAATTATTATCGTGGTACCAAAAATAAAGAAGTAAAAATATCAGGAGATACAGCCAAGATCAAAACAGGTTCAGAGGCTGTAAGTTCTAGAGGATATTCTGGTACAGTAAGAAACTCATACGACAAAGATTATTTTAATCATGTTCAAGGCGATATTGTCAGTATGGGCGAAAAGAATAAAGCCACTGTTGTTAAAGAAGATTATGCTATCAATGCTGGTCAGAACATGGACACTTATATTAAGCAGAAAGGTAAGATCGAAACTGGTAGTACCATGTTTATTCAGACAGGTTCTACAGCTACAATCAATTCTGCTTCTGATGTTCAAGTAAATGCAGCTTCTGAAGTAATGATTAATGCTAGTTCTAAGATAACATTAAAAGTAGGAAGCTCTAAGATAGAAATAAGTTCAGGGTCTATTACAATTACTTCGCCATCTATCGAATTTAAGCAAGGGTAAATATAATGGCAGAGGCACATGTAAACAACCAACAAAGATCATGTGGAGCTACTACTATAGTTTCTGGGCAGTCTTTTGTTAAAATAGATGGTCAATTGTGGGCTGTCGAAAACGACCAAAATAGTCACGGTCAAGGTGGGTTGATTGCTTCGAAAACTTATGTAAAGATTAACGGTAAATCTGTTATTGTAAAGGGTGATAGTGCGCAACAAGATAGTTTGTGTCCTTCTCTAGGAGGAGAACACTGTAATCCCAAAGCCCAAGAGGGCAAAAGTTTCGTAAAGGTAAGCTAATGGCAACCAAACCAACAAGAGCAGATACTTTCACTGGAGCAAAAAGACAAGTTGATTTTTTCTCCGATTTTATGACAAGTTTTGCTAAAACTCCATTGGGAGGTCAATTAGCTAAAGTTTCTAATGAAGATTCTGTTACACAATCTTTAAAAAATCTTATGAGAACCAATTTAGGAGAAAGATTATTTCAACCTACTGTTGGTTCAGACGTTTCGGCTGCACTGTTTGAACTTAATACGACAGATGCTCTTGGGACTATAAAAATGTATATAGAGAATACAATAGAAAACAACGAGCCAAGAGTAAACCTTCTACAGACCTTAGTAACTTCTGTACCCAGCGACGAAAATTCTATTGAAATAACATTGATTTATAATCTAATAAATAATCCAGAAGAATTTACTCTTACGATGCTACTAAAAAGAGTTCGATAAATGGCAAACAGTTCAATAAATCTCGCTTCCTTAGACTTTGATACTCTCAAGCAGAATTTCAAAGATTATCTAAAAGCCCAGTCAACCTTCAAAGATTATAACTTTGATGGTTCAAACATGAGCGTTCTTTTGGACGTTATGGCTTATAATTCTTATTTGAATTCTTTCTACCTTAACATGGTAGCTTCAGAGATGTTTTTGGATTCAGCCCAAAAAATTGATTCTGTTATTTCTCACGCTAAAGAGCTGAATTATATTCCAAGAAGCTCTCATGCTGCAGCAGCAAATGTAAGTTTTACTGTTGACACATCCGGATTTACTACCAATAAACTTACTATCCCAAAAGGAACTAGGTTTTCTGGATATAATTCTAATGGAACATATACTTTCGTAACAGATCAGTCTCTTACGTTCACATCAAGTAATAGTACGTTTTCTGTAGAAAACATACAAATAAGCGAAGGCGACTATTTCAATGATAGCTTTGTTGTAGATTATGACATAGAAGATCAAAGATTTATATTGTCAAATCAGAACATCGACATCAATACTATAACAGTCAATGTTGTTGAAAATTCTGGCTTATCTAACACTCAATTTGTTTTTGCTGCTTCCCTATTTGGTCTAAAGGGAGGATCTGAGGTGTATTTCGTGCAGGCTGTAGAAGGCGGTAGATATGAGATATTGTTCGGCGATGGATTGTTTGGCAGAAAGCCTCTTAATGGGGCGTCAGTTCAAGTAAATTATATTGTCACTGATGGTTCTGATGGTAATGGTGTTGATAATTTTACTCTAACAGATAATATTGGGCCATCTAACGGAGGAACTGCAACAGCTTCTGCTATCACAGTTATAACTCCTTCTGTGTATGGCGCCAATCAAGAAAACATAGAAAACATAAGATTCAATGCTCCTAGATATTATGCTACACAACAGAGAGCTGTTTCAGTAGACGATTATGCTTCTCTTGTGTATGCTAAATTTGGCGGCGCTGTTGACGACGTTATTGTGTATGGTGGTCAAGACTTAGAACCAAAACTTTATGGTAGAGTAGTCGTTTCCATCAAACCAACAGCTTCTACAATAGCTTCTTCTTTGTTGAAGAACAGTATTGTTAATTACCTTCAAGATTATATTGCTTTGCCTAACAGAGTTATTGTTACTGATCCTGAGTATTTCTATATTAAGATTAATTCAATCGTTCAATATAATTCTAAACTTACTACAAAATATGCTTCAGAAGTAAGAAGTATTATTCTTAATGATATTTTAGAGTTTAGTTCTGCTCATCTAGAAAAGTTTGGTAACGATTTTAGATATAGTAGATTCGTCACTCATATCGATGACGCAGACACAAGTATTACCAGTAACGACACTCATGTAAAGATTGTTAAAAGAATAAATCCCAAACTAAATTATGCCACTTCTTACAGTATAGCATTTAATAATCCTGCTGAATTAGAAGGCGTGTATGGAGGAGTTGCGTATCCAGACGAAAGAGTTTTCAACAGCTCTTCGTTTTCTTACATTGACGAAAAGGATAATATAATTCCTAACTGTTATATGGAAGATGACGCTCTTGGTAGTATTCTTGTTTATACTTATGTTAGAGGCGTAAAAACTACTGTCAATCCAAATATTGGAGTTATAGATTACGAATCTGGAATTGTTTCCCTAAGTAATCTAAAATCTTCTTACTATGGCAACTATCTGCTTCTGGAACTAAAGACAAGAAATAAAGATATTATTGCGACAAAGAACATGGTTCTGGTTATAGAACCTGAAGACGTAACAATCGACGTAATAGAAACAATTAGATAAAATGGAATTTAAAGTAGAAAAAACAATATCTAATTTTGTAGAGAGCCAGTTCCCTCAATTCTACCAAGAAGAGGGTCCAAAGTTCATACAATTCGTCAGAGCTTATTATGAATGGCTAGAATCCGCAGGTCCCGTCAAAGCAGATGGTAATGGCGGACCCATTCACGAAGCCAGAGAATTAACAGATTACAGAGATATTGATACTACTGTTGAAAGATTTCTGGAATATTTCCAGAAAAAATATCTTTATGGTATTCCATTCAATATTATTGCTAATAAAAGATTCCTCCTTAAACATATTTTGGACGTGTACCGTTCAAAAACAACCATTCAAGGTTATAAACTTCTATTCAGATTAATCTACGACGAAGACGTTGACATTTATCTTCCTGGTAAAGACGTACTGAGAGTATCAGACGGTAAATGGGTTGATCCACGATATCTAGAAGTAACATACACAGAGAATCTAGAATCTCTTATTGGTAAATCCATTATGGGCGTTTCTTCAAAGACAACAGCTGTTGTTGAGAAGGTTGTTAGGGAACGTGTTAATAAAGACATAGTTTATATGGCGTACATTACCAGCGTTGAGCCTAAAGGCGGCGATTTCGACGTTGGTGAAAGAATTGTTGACTACAGATACAGAACAGATTCTGCAGTAATTGGTGCATCGCCAGTCATCCTAGGATCATTAGATACTCTTGATGTTTTCAACAGCGGTAATTCATTCAACGTCGGAGATATTCTTAAAATTGCATACAAAGATCCAGATACCAACGAAATTGATTCTTTTGGTATTGAAGGTCTTGTTATCGTTAAATCCCTTTTTCGTGGATATGGTTCTCTTAACTTCAACATCGTTAATGGCGGGTTTGGGTTCCTAGCCAATTCAGCAATATTTTTATACAAAAACATTGCCGATCAAACTGGTAGCGGAGCGAGCTTTAACATCAAACTTTCTGACACCAGAAGATTGACATACAACACAGACTGGATCCAGGATTTTATTGACTTACCTATTAATGAAACTTCATATGGATTTTTGGGAAATGCCAGCGCCAATTTAAGTACGAATATCGAAGACACGTTTACATACGAGAGCGGCGTATTCGGTAAAATCGCCTATCTAACAAACGTTCTTGCTGGTAATGCTTATATTGCCCCTGCTAATGTTTTCATTAGATCAACTTATAGATCAAAAAACCTTCCTGGCAAACTTTGGTATTATAACACCAACACATTTATTAACGCTTATTCTTCAGGCGTATATGTAAATACTTCATTCATAGATGGTAATGTTGTTCTTATAGCTAATGCTAATAAACATTTCGATTTGAATAGCTATGTAGATTACTTGGCTCCAGAAGGCTATAGCGCCATTACTGGATTGCAATCTAACACAAGATATTATGTAAAAACTACAAACACGTCAGGAATTACTCTTAGCGAAACTCCTGGTGGAGCAACATTAGCGATCAGCACAACTAATGTTTCTAGTAATGTAGTGAAACACGTTTTCACTACAAAAGCTCTTACAAAGAGCTTTTTGGCAAACGCTTCTTATATCAACAACGTAAGTCATTCTATATTAGTTTCTAATGCCAATACATACTTCTTTGTTGACGATTATGTGTATTATTATGTTCCAACAGGAAATGTTGCAATTACTGGTCTGAAAGGAAACACTTATTATTATGTGGAATCTTCTAACGATTCTGCGTTAACTCTTTCTATGTCAGTAGGCGGAGATCCTATTGAGGTATTTTCTGGTAACTACGGGGCGGCGGCAGAAACTCATTATCTATTGAATGATACCACCAGAGCTCAAGTTCCCTATGTCAACGCTTATTCAGAAGATTTTTATTCTAATACAACTTCTGTAAATAATTCAAATTATTCTATCCTATTGGCCAATGCTGACATATATTTGCAAGCTGGTGATTCTATATTCTATGATGTTCCTACAGGATCTTCGGCGCTTGCAAATCTAACAGCAAATTCTGTTTATTTTGTTAAAACTGTAAATTCCAGCGCTATCACTTTAAGTAATACTGCCGGTGGTGCTACTATACAGATATACACATCTTCTTCTAGTGCTGCTGCTTCTCATCAAATCAAAGGCGCCAAATTCAACAAATATTTTGCGAACAATGATGTTATCTATCTGCAGTCTGATGAGGCTGATGCAAACACTTTAGAATTGGCTGTTATTAGAGAAATCAAAAGCGATACATCTGTTCAACTTTATGGGTTCACTAACAATACTTCTACTAATTCTATGGTATACGGTAGAGCGGTTGTTATCATGCCTTCTCAGTTTGCTAATTCAGAAGTCACAGCAAGAAATAGTAATACTGGTTTGATCGATCAGTTTAGCCTACTTTCGTATAACAATAATCCAAATAATTATGGCGCTTATGCAAGCATCATGAGAAGATTGGATAATACGATTAATGGCATTAATGATAATATTCTTGCTCTTAACTCTAGCGGTAATAATATCGTAGAGAAGGTTGCTGCCGTTTCTTCTGGTAGAGCTTACGTAGAGGGCGAATCTGTTCATGCTTACAGATATGGTATTTTAGAAGTTCCTGTTGTTGTTAAAGGCGGTTTTGGTTACGTAAACAATGATACTTTAATCTTTACTGGAGGGTTTACCGAATATCCAGCCAGAGGTTCAGTCATAACCAACAACCAAGGTCACATTACAGCTGTTAACACACAGCTTGGAGCTTGGTATAGTGGATCTGGATATAACACTATTCCAGAAATTTCTATTAGATCTGCAAACAGCAGAGCCTATGGCGCAGTGTTGACCACAAACTTCATTCCTTTCGATACAGCCAGTGAAATTAGAGGTATTGTCAGAAAGGCTGGTGTTGGTAAGGGTGTTGGTTATTGGGCAACAACTGATGGACTATTAAACTCCGATAAGGTCATTCAAGACAGTTATTATTATCAAGATTATTCTTATGAAATTAGAGCTGCTATCAGTATTGAAAACTACAAAGAAGTTTTCTATTCAACTTTCCACCCTGCTGGTACAGAACTATTCGGTAAGTATGAATTGCAGCCATTTGTGGTCCAAAGCGAGATAGACCTAGTATATGATACAAACGCCAATACTGCTTGGCCGCTATGGTTGACATGCGATATTTCAGACCCAAGAATTCGCTGCGACGTTCTTGTGGAAGAACTTCCTGACGGCAGACTGCTACCAAATACATATCTAACGGTCGATCAATTCACTTTCGCTAACAATTATCTGGGAGTAGACATAAATACTATATTCTGTAGTAATGCCACTCTCAGAGTAGATAGAATATCTGAAGATTCATAAGGGGAACTAAATTGACAATACAAACAGCCAATATTGGCGCAAGCCCAAACGACGGAACTGGCACTCCTCTGAGAGATGCCGTTGATCTGTTCAATCAAAATTTTATTCAGCTGAGTACTAACTCTGTTGTAAACACCAGTATTACTGTAGGAAATACAGCGACTGGAAACGTCTTTGTTAATTCTTCTTTGATTTATGTGCAAAATAATGCTGCTTACGTTAGAATTGGTAACAGCGCATCAGTGAACGTAATAGCAAACAGTTCTGTTATCCAGACAGCTGGTCTGGTAAATACAGGAACTCTTTCTGTTACATCAAATACTTTGAACCTTGGAACTACCTCTTCTGCTGGAGCTAATGGTTATACCTACCTACCAAACGGTCTAAAAATGAATTGGGGTTGGGTGTATTGTAATAGTACAATTGGAAATGCTATCTTTACTTCTGCTTATACATCAGAGTGTTATGTTGTTACTGTTACCGGTAATACAGCTAACGCTTCTTTTGCTCCTTTTGTGCCTGAACAGAATACAACTGCAGCTGTTATCAGAACAAACGATAATACAGCTATCAACGTTCATTTTATTGCGCTTGGTAAGTAAGGTTTAAAAATGGCTGGAATTATTCAATCTGCATACAAAAAGTCTT